TGGCCGCAGGCATGTAGAGCCCGGAGGAGGCCGCCGTCACGCCGCAGACCACCTCTGCCGCCGCGTCATGGCGGAGCTTGACGGCCACATACCGCCCATTAAGGGCGCTTACCTTGTACGTCACCACCGCAAGCTGAGGGGCGGTGCCCACGCTGTCGGTGAAGGTGGTCTTGCCGATCTCTTCCGCTCCGTCCCCGCCGCTGTCGCCGGAGGCCAGCAGGGAGACCGTCAGCCCCTTCCCCTTGCCCAGGGCGGCGGCGGACACCAGGAATACAATCTCCTCCACCCCGGACACGTCCACATAGGCGGTCGTCTTGTCGGTGGAGGCCGCCACGCTCTGGGGGGCCAG